GGTAATCGACCGCCGGAAGCAAATCTAGCGTGATGGTTGTTTGTTTCGGTGTTGCGTTAATGGTGCGCCCCGAAATCACACAATCCGCGGTTGTTTGTGTTCCCCCGGTCGGCGTGTAGGTGACCTGCACCGGATGCCACATACCGTATTTTGCCGACATTAGTTGTTCGAGTTGGTCAAAAGCTGCGGTGCTGTCGTTGTATGCCTTAACGGTGCCAATGCTTGTTTTTAGCCTGCGCGGAACGTAGCGGGCTTCGGCTTGTCTATCTGTCCAAAAACTCGCAGATCTCAACATCCCGTATTCGTCGGCGGTGTCGAAGCCTGAGACAAGGTGCCCGGTGCCGGTGTATCTGCGGTTTCGTTGCCCGTACTTCTGTTTCGTTGCTGCGTTGGACGCTGTAGCCGTACCAACACCCGATATGCCAGATTCGTAACTTGTGTTAGACGTAATCATGTTGCGATCAAAATTCGGGGTAACCGTTTGAAACGGTAACTCGTCGCCCGTCGGGTTTTCCGTAAACACATATTCGGCGGTGTCTGCGTAAGTGATGGAACGACCCAAAACGTCTGCCCGAAACTGTATGTTTGTTGACGTTGATCGAACAATCTCGTTGGGTAGGACAACGCACGGCAACGGGGCAATAAACATTTGTGTCACCGCATCCATAACGGTGACGTTGCTAGCTGCCGCTCTGCCCATGTCTAAAGTAACGTCGTCGGCTTGGTCAAACAAATAGGTTGCCGACGAGTAACCCAAATTCGGTGTTTCCGCTCCCGACCCGAACCCCGAAGTACCGTTAAAAAACGAATACAAATGTGATGCCGGGGTTTGACGGTAGATAGTTGAGTCCTCAGTAACAGTAAACACATCTGACCGGGTTGCGGTCATCCAATCTGTTGCTTTAATCGTTACCGTTGACTCAACGCCGTTATCAACAATGTCGAAATCTGATATCAGCCCTTCAAAAATAGTTGTGCTAGTGGCATACACCGTGATTTCAAGGTACGACTCGAACCACAACACATCTTTAAACGTGCCCGTGCCGCCACCTTCAGACGGCGTGAACTCGCCCGTGCTGTTCGTTAACGTCATCGTTGTGCGAAACCGGGCGGGACGATTAAACGTGAAATCTGCGGTGCTAGAGAAACCCTGCGTGTAATTAGTTACGTCGTAATCTTCGTTGTAGCGTCTAACACGAATCGTATAGCCCGGAAAGTCTGCCATTGCTAGTTCCTGTAACCGCTTGTGGTTGGCATCGGGACAGCGGAACTAAACGCCCCTGCATCTGCCGCGTTATAAATCGTGTTAGCGATTTCTTCCGGGCTGCTGCCCGCAGGCGGGTTGATATTGTTATTGATAACAACCGAAGAAACCATACCCTTTGGAACATAACCGCCCGCCGCCAAATCACCCATCGACACGGGTATGTCCAAACCTTCAAAACCGGGTGCGAACCCTTGCTCTAAATAGTTTTGAACCTTGCCGATCAACTCTAACGCGTACTCCAAATCCCCGGTTTGGATATCAAGCACCAAACCTTCCAAAAATGCGTCACTTAAATTGGAATGTTCGGTGCGTAACGTTTCAACAGTTTGCAACGCATCATTCATTAAACGATTGTATTCATCGGTGCCTTCTGCCGTGTTCGCTAACTCTTCGCCCAACGCGCTCAAATCGTCCGTAAATTTGTTTACCGCGTCTTGGTCGGACAACAAACCGAACAACCTATCTAGTCGCGTGGTTGCTGTCTCAATACCTTCATTTAACGGATCTAACGCAATATCAACCGCGCCGCGTGTCGCTTCCGCGAAATTGTCAACATCTTTAGTGCCTTCAAAAATGATGTCATTAAAACGCCGTTGTTCCGCTGTCAATGGGCTTAACGCCGATATCAACCCTTCAGCCTGCGCCCGACCATTCAAAAACGAATCATTTAACCGGCGTTGTTCACGTTTCGTTTGCTCTACCTCTTCCCGGTAGCCCTTCATCGTGTCACGAACCAAACGTGCTGCTTCTTCCTCGTCAGACATGAAACCCGTGAGATCACGGATCGCATATCCAAGATCTAAACCTTGTGGGGTAGCCATCTCGGTTGCTTCACGCACCCTGTCGATAGCGTCAGCATCACCGTTAGCGGCAGCAATCATGTCATCCAAATCAACGTTCAACAGTTCGATAGCGTCACCAAGATCGCCGGTAGAAAGTTCGGTACGCAACAAACTTTTGGCGTGTTCGTCCAACACCCCGCCGGATTGCTCTAACGCGTCAGCCATAGACATGGCACCGCCCGCAACGCGTTGTTCATGTTTTTGGATGGCTTCAAACTGTATTAACAACACGCCAAGTGTGCCGGTCAACCCGAAAGCCATTTTGTTAGCAAATTTTGCGTTACCGCCCAAACCCTGTATCGCGCCGCTAAACGCCTTCGCTCCACCAACGGCACCAAGACTTAACACACCGAATTGTTGCACGCCTTCAGGTAACGCCGTGAACGCCTCTAACAACGGTGTAGCAACACCCATCAACGACTCCAACGCCGGAATCATCGCTTCACCAATAGTTGCTTTAGCGTTGTCGAGGTCTGCTTTAAGGATGCGTTGCGAGTTCGCTAAACCGTCTGATGTGTTAGCGAAGTCGCCTGCCATCTGTGATGTTTGTTCCATGACCGCCCGATAGCGACCCATCACCTTCTCAGATTCAGTTAACGCCCCTTCACCGTCCCACAAACCATCCGTTAACAACTGCTGTTTAACGGCGGCATCCGAAACGTCAATACCGTAGGGGCGTAACACTTCTGCGGAACCCGACAATGCCGATTGAAACTTGCTAGCTGCGTCGGGAACGTCAAGGTTCATCACCGACGCAAAGTCAGCAACACGCCCGCTGATCTCTTCGGTGACATCAACAATGTCTTGCTCATCGGAAGTTAACTGTTTCGCGAACCCGGAGAATTGTACGGCGAATTGGTTAAAGTCGGTGGCCGACAAACCAACCGCGGTTGAAGCGTTCTCGCCAAGTTTTAGAATCCGGTCGGCTGCGTCACCAAACGCAACATCAACGGCGTTAGCGGACTCCGCTAAATCTGATGCTTCGTTGATTGCGGCACGCCCAAAGTTAACAATTTCGCGTGCGGCAAACGCATTGATAGCGGTTTTAGCGACGTTCCCTAACTGCGTATCAAACTTGCCTGCCGCTTTTTCTGCTTCAGCGAAACCCGCTTTAGCCTTCGTAGCGTCCGCAAGAAGGTTGATCGATATAGACGCTTTTTTAGCGGGCATTGTTAAACGTTCCTATTCCAAATTTCGTACACCTGATCTAAATAGGTGTCCATCACTTCGTTAACGCGATTATCTGCTGCATCATATAGGAAGGGTTGCGGGCGTATGTTCCTTGTTGCCCAACCAAAGTGTATAACGCCCGCGTATGGCACAAGTTTTTTACCGGCAGACACCTTCGCACCTGAAACGACACGACCCGCCCTAATCGTTTTGCCAAGTTTCCCCGACCGTTTCGGCACTAACCGTTGTGCTTCTTTCGCAACAATCGTTGCCGCATCAAACCCGGCTTGCTTAAAATCTTCCCGCGCTTCTGCGTCAAGTTTCACCAACGCCCTACGCAGCTTGTTTATGCCTTCAACCTCAAACCCGACACCCTGCCCACGTTGCTGAGTGCCAAAAACCTGTTTGTTGATCTCGAGGTTGGACATCTCTACTCTTGACTTTCTAACAACATCGCCCGCATCTCTTGTAATACTAGCGTAGGCGTTGCCATCAGATCGGTAGGCGCAATCCCGGTACGCAACGACATCGCCGCAACATCACGCGCCCAAAACGTGCTGACACGGCCTCTGCCGTCTACTCCTCGTCTTTTGGGACTAGACGCACCTCATCAACGGTGTTAACCCATTCTTTGAACGGCTTCAATGTCGCCCCGGTCACCTTGATAGCGGAGAACCCCAAATACGCAAGACCCTTCCAAGTCTGCTTCGTTTGCCACTCGCGAAACGTCATATCGGTATGGAAATCTTCCCACGCAACCAACGCAGGCAACGTGATCTCATACTCTTGGGGTTCACCACCGGAAACGGTGACTTCAATGCAAAACGGTAACATTCGTGATCCTTTCTAAATTGTGTACGGGTTAGAACTATGAGGTGGCGGGGGCGAGGGTGCCGCCCGACCAGTTCACGGTCACCATAGCTGCATCACCAAACGTACCGGCGTTGATTGAGCCGTAACTGGTGATAACACATCCGGTGACATCGTAGTCAGGGTTAGTTGCTGACACCACATCTGAAGTTGCCCGAATCTCAATGTTCGTAGTCGAACCGATAAGCGGCCAGATAGTTGCATCAACTTCGCCTGCCGCGAAATCTTGGTAAAACGTGATCGACCCGGAAGCCTTCTTGCGACCCGCCAACGACTGATCCCAAGAATCACCCATAGCGGTAACGTCAACCTCGGTTACGTCTGCCTGAATAGTTGCTGACTGTACGTGATCCGAAAGATCAACGCTGTTGATCGTTACGGAAACATCATCGTAAACAAACTTAGCCATTTTCGATTACTTCCTCTGCTGTTTGGGCTTTCTCGCTTTTAGCGGTTGATTGCTTTTTAAGGTGACCGGCAGCCACCAACGCCTCAATGTTAACACCTTGAAGGTCGTCGGCGTTGACAACATCACCATTTTCATAGCCCTTCATCCGGGCACTCGTAACTTTATATTTCACGGTTCCACCATCACTTCAATCTCAAATTCAACACCTAAATATATGTCGTCGCCGTAGCCGACGTTGCCAACATTACCTGCCGACGTTGCACGGGCGAACGATACCACACCACCCAACGTGCGATCATTAGCCAACAACTGATCAACACTCTCTGTGCCGTAAATCAACGGATCTAGTCGGGCAATGTTTAAATCCATATCAAAACGTTGCACTAGAAACGTGACGTTAAAAAACATTTGCACTAGCCCGCGTTGCATAGCGTCGCCATACTCCACGGCAGGCTCACCGGGTATCACAATCGCGGACGGTGTAAACGGCACATCAGGCGGGTTGTCGTAAACAATCTCAACGTGTGTTGAAGTGTTTAGCTGCGTCGCTAACGCTGTTTTGATTGTGCCGTAATCAGACATCAGGCAACACCTAAAAGTTTTACGCCTTGCAAAAGTGCTGCTACGTCGGGGTCGTTACGTGAAATACGAACCGCCCCGAACTCGGGCACCGCACCGGCTTGGAAACCTAGCGGTGACGCTTTACGTTGATACAGACGGCACGACATCAGCAACGCCGCCTGTTTAATGTTGTCCGGCGGTGTTTCGCTGTACGCAAATTTTGCCGTAACTTCGATTGTGGGGCGGCCATAGATTGACAACGGCCAACCGTTATTGACGTTTGTCAACATGCGGTACGGCTCATCGTTGCCGTCTAACACGTAGTCGGTGGTGACCGTTAGCGTTGTTTCATATGTGCCGTCTTGGTCGTTATCTACTTTGACGACTAGCCCGGTTGCGGTCGCGATGTCGTCAACATCCAAAATGCTGGCGGTGCGGGGAACATAGGTGCGTACCGATGTTGCCGCAACCTCGAACGTGCGCCCCGTGTAGTTGTCGATCAGCGCATCGGCGGCACCAATAGCGGCGTTAATCGCCGTATCTTCTGATGTCACCGCGTCAGGAATCCCTAACGACGATTTAACTAGGGCAAGGGTGGTGTAAGCCATTACTTCTTTTTAGTGGCTTTAGCGGGCTTTTTAGCGGCCTTTGCGGGCTTTTCTGGTTCGGGGCTAGCTGCCGGTGCAGGCAAACCGCCCAACTTGGCGATTAGCACCGGGTCTGCCCCTTGATCGATCAAGTTTTGTAGATATTTGTCAGCCATTGTTAACGCTCCGTGTGTGGGTGTCCCCCGTTCCCGTAGAAAGGATCAAACGACGGGAACGGGGGAGAATCTATCAGAGTGTCGCGTTAAGCAACGTGCCCTGAATGACGCAGATGCCGCCGGGGTAACGGCCAGCGGTGAACGCTGAGTATCCGTAAACCACCATGCGGGTGGTGAGTGTGCCTGAACCGACAGACTCGTAACGAAGCATGAGTGGACTGTTGCCCTGCTCCATCAACACGAGATCGGCACGGTTGGCGACAATCACGCGATCTTCGTCGCTTCCTGCACCGAGGTTGGTCGGGATACCGGCATCGACAACGACGCTAACACCGGCGATTTCACCGGCTGCAACACCGTAGGCACCGGGGTTACCGAGAGCAACAATGTTACGTGAAGTTGCGACGGTGACACCTGCAAGCGGACGGTTACTGCTGTCAAGACCACCCGAAATGTACGCCCAACGGCGAGGGTGCATGATAATAACGTCAGGTTGCTGATAACGGGCTGCGGTAACGGTGCCGATTGCCTTAACAATCTGTTGGAATGTTTCGCTAGCCGTGGGCGACGCATCGTCCACATCGACATCTCCGATACCGGCGGTGTTCAGGATTCCGAGGTGGGTTCCTGAGGTGCCGTCACCGTTAATGACAGATGCGTTTACTGCGCTGTTATATGCAGACACAAGGTCGTTTGCGAGCAGACCGTCAACACCGGTGCCACGCTCCAACGCTTGTCTTGACACGTCCACTAGTCCGCTGAAGGTTCTAACGTTGACGGTCAAAAGCGTGTCATCGGGTGATGCTTCGGTAACTGCGCCGTTGTCGCCGTCCTGCGCCGCAACTGCGCTTCCGGTCGTCATACGTGAAACGTTCACCGTCAAACCGTCGTTAGGCAACGGCAGGCTGTTTGCAACGTCCATCGTGTTACGTCCGGCACGCAGGAACGGTGCCGCAAGCCCGGTGAGATACTGCGGAACCACAAGGCCGGAGAAGTTTCCAGAACCGG